CTGGACGAGGCGGCCCTGCACGATGACGCGCATGCCCTTCGTCAGCGACTCCGCGACGTTCTCCGCGGCCTCGCGCCAGATCGAGCAGCGCATGAACAGGGTGTCCCCGTCCTTCCACTCGTTGGCCTGCCGGTCGAACGTGCGGGGCGTGGACGCGACCGTGAAGTTCGCGACCGCGGCGCCGGACGGGGTGAAGCGGAGCTCGGGGTCACCGGTGAGGTTCCCGACGACGGTGACTGTGGTGTCGCCTGCCATGGCGATGGGTCCTTTCGTGAGGCGGGGCCGCGTCGCTATGCGGCTCCCACGATGGTAGTGGAGAGGGGGTGTCAGCCGCGCCAGGTCCAGCCGAATGCGCGGCTCGTGCGCGGCCCGATGTAGCCGTCGCGCTGGAGGCCGTTCGCACGCTGGTACGCGAGGACCTTCCCGTAGGTCTCCCAGCCGAAGTGCCCGTCGACCTTCGCCCCGACGATGGCCTGCGCGGCGCGCACGTCGGCGCCGCTGGAGCCGACGCCGAGCACGCGGGTCTGCACGTGGTGGGCGGCGAGGTTGTCGATGCAGACCTGCGTGTACGGCCCCGCGACGCGGTCGCGCACGAGGCCACAGCGGACCTGCACGTCGTACACGGCGCCGATGGTGCGCGGCCCGGCGTGGCCGTCGACCGCGAGGGAGTACCCGATGCGGTTCAGCTTCTTCTGGAGCGTGACGACCTTCGCGCCCGAGTCGCCGTACTTCACGACGGCGGACGTGCCCGCGCGCTGCCCGGCGATGAGGTTGTTCACGCACCGGGTCGTGTCCGGCCCGTAGTACCCGTCCACGGCGATCCCGCACCGGCGCTGCACGTCCCGGATCGCGGCCGTCGTCGCGGGGCCCTTGTACCCGTCGACGGCGAGCCCGTACCCGAGCGCGTTGAGCTGGCGCTGGTGGCCCTCCGTCGCGGCCGACCACCGGATGCTGCTGCCGGTGGACGGCGGTGCGGGCACCGGCTTCGCGGGCGCGGTCGTCGGCGGGGCGACGGGCTCGACGATCGGCGTCTCGCGCGCGGGCGCCTCGGCCGGCGCGGTGATCGTGACGCTCGGCTCGATGGGCTCGTTCGCCTCGATGCCGGGGTTGAGCCCGACGAGGGACGCGACGGTGATGCCGAGCGCGGCCGCGATCGCGGCGAGCGTCGTCCGGGTCTTGGTGCGGAACCGCTTCACGCCCTTGCGGAGCCCGGCGACCTGGTTGCGGAATGCCTTCATGTTCCACGCGTACGGGTCGACCTTGCGCGTGGGGGCCCACTCCTTGTGCCCGATCCCGGCGTAGTTCTCCTCGGCCTTGATGCGCGAGGCGACGGCGGCCGTCGCGCGGGCGGCGACGTCGACGAGCGCGGGCGGCCACGCCTCGGCCGCGGTGCCCGCGTGCTCGATCTCGAACCCGACGGTGTAGCGGCCGCCGCTGTTCTTGGGGATGCGCCCGTACGGGCCGCCGGTCCCGGCGTGGTTCGCGATGCCGGACGCCACGACGTAGCAGACGAGGTCCCGGCCGATGTAGACGTTGCACAGCGGGCCGGGCAGCCCGGCGCGCCCGTTGATGCAGATGTTGAGGGACGGCGTGGGGCGTCCGAGCGCGCCCGCCGTGTGGTGCTCCATCACGCCGATGGGCGTCAGACCCGAGGTGCCGCGCGTCTTCCATCCGTCGACCTCGACGACGCGCAGGCCCGCCTCGCGCAGCACGTCGGCCAGCCAGTTGATCCGGCTCATGGGTGTGTCTCCCGTCTTCCCGCTTGGTGTAGGCGGGGAGACGGTGGACGACCCGGGTGGTTAGTGTCGCCGCCTCAGTCTTCGATGGTGGCGTCGACGACGTCGCGGTCCGCTGGCGGGAGCTCGCCCGTCGCGGTCATGGCCGCGGTGATCTCCGCGATGTTCTTGCTCACGAGCGAGGACAGGTTCGTCGCGGCGTCGCCCTCGACCTGGACGGCGCCACCGCCGGGGCCCGAGAGCTCGACCTGCACCGCGTCCTTCCCGAAGATGCCGCGGTGCGACCGCTCGAGGTACCACGCGGCCGCGCGCCAGTCCGGGGCGGCCTTCCTCACGGTGGTCTCCTCGACGAGCTGCCCGTTCTCGTCGCGGTACGAGCGGGTCGTCTCCTCGGTGACGAACCCGCCCTTGGCCGCCGTCTGGATCGACAGCATGCTGCGCGTCGCGGCCTCGCCGCGGGCCTGCATGACCTCGCGGTAGAACGCGAGGTAGGGCGCCTCGAACTCGTCCGGCTCGGGGTCCGGGTCGTCGGGTCCCTTGCTGGCGGCGGCCACCTCCAGGCGGTCGTCCTCGTCGCGGCCGCGCTCCATCCAGCGCCAGATCGTGCGCGGGTTGATGCCGACCTTGCTCGCGGCGAGCTCCATGGGGATGCCGAGCGTGACCTGCGCGATGAGTGCCTTGTGCACGTCGGGGACGAGCAGCTTCGTCTTGCGACCCTGGGGGGCGCGGGTGGTGCGGCGGGGCATCAGCGGTCCCCGGGCCGGAAGTGGTGCCCGCACTCGGGGCAGCGGACGCGCTCGTGGCGGGGGCCGTCGGGCACGTCGGTCATGCCGTGGTCGGCGCCGAGGTCGTCCTCGTCGTCGCGCTCGTCGCGGGGCGGGCCGAGCGGGTCGTCGTCGGGGGCGTCGCCGAGCACGACGGACAGCGTCGGGGCGCCGAGCAGGTCCTCGGTCGTGTCGACGTGCGCGGCGCGCACGAGCGCCTCCATGTCGTCGTCGGAGAACTGGAGCAGCGCGAACAGGGCGGGGTCGTTCGCGAGCAGGTCCTCAGCCATGGGCGCGAGGTCGCGAGCGTCGTTCCCGCCGAGCTCGGGCATGCGGTTGGCGAGCAGGATCGCGGCCTCGGCGTGCGCGTCGTCGCGCGACGTCCAGCCGCGCACGACCGGCATGAGCCACATGCCGTCGTCGTCGACGAGGATGCCCGCGGGCGGGTCCTCGTTCGCGGCGGCCTGCATCTGGGTCAGCGCCTCGTGGCGGCCGTGCCCGGCGATGAGCCGGTGGGTGCGCTCGTCGATGAGCGGGGGCTCGGTGAACCCGAGCGTGCGCATGGACTCCATGATGCCGGGCAGGTCGTGGCGCTTCGCGTTGCGCTTCGCGGGCGTGACGTCGGTGAGGCGCACGTAGGTGATCGTGCGCGGGGCGGGGGCCGTGGTGGTCACGGTGCGCGCGCTCCTTCCAGGTCGGTGGTGCGTGGCGAGCGGGACAGGCGTGACGGACTACCGACGGAATCGAACCGTCGCACCCCCTCCGTCACGAGGGGGCAACCACCTGGACTGACCTGCCCCGCTCGCCACGTCGACGCGGTCTCGCGCGCGCGCCGGCCGCGCGCGCGAGTGCGCCAACACCGGGATGCCTCCCGGTGTCGATGCGCACCGTAGGCGTGCGCGCGGTCAGTGTCGCGGCCTGCGCGCGTGCGCACGGTCCGGTGCGCACGCGCGCAAGGGTCAGACCGCGTGCGTGCGCGCGTGCGCGCCCGGCGCGCCTGCGCGCGCAGCGGCCGTGAGCGTGGGCGCGGGGACCTCTGCGCGCGCGGCGCGCACGAGGTGGGCGACCTGCGCGCGCCGGGCCGCGCGCACGGCCTGGTCGTTGAGCACGCGCACGACGTCCGGCGGGACGTAGTTCGTGCCCTCCTTGATGAACTTCCCGCGCGCGTTGAACACGGGGTTGCCGTCGTCGTCGACCTTCGACAGATTCGCGCGCATCTGCTCGTCGGTCACCTCGGTGAGCGCGACGCCGACGTGCGCGGCCAGGCCCTCGACGGTGACCTCCATGTCCCCGAGCGCGTCGACGAGCGCGACCAGTTCCGCGGTGCTCGCCTTGCCGCGGCGGGCGCGCCGCTCGGCGCGGCGGGCGGTCCGCTCGATGGAGCGCCCGATGCGGCGCGCGGCGCGGGCCCCGAACATCGCCTCGGCGAGCTCGTGGAACTCCTCGCCGATGATCCGCAGGTGGGCCACGAGCTCGGCGTCGCTGGGCAGCGCGGGCGCGCCGTCGTTCACGGGCAGGCGGAACGTCGTGCGCATCTTGCGGACCTGCGCGGGCAGGGTGGCGGGGAGGGTGGGCGTGCTCATGAGGGCTCTCCTTCTGCGCGCGGTGCGCGCGCGGTGGTGGTCGGTTCGGGTGCGCGCTGCGGGCCGAGGTGCTCGATCGCGAGCGCGCGCAGGGCGTCGAGCGCGCGCGCGTCGTCGAGCACGGCTGCGCGCCCGACCGCGAGCGTGAGCGCGCGCAGGTCCTCGCGCAGTGCGCGCGCGTCGTCCTCGGCGGTGCGCGCGCGCTCGTCCGCGGCGCGCGCGCGGGTCTCGGCGTCGTGCGCGCGCGCCTCGGCTTCACGCGCGCGCGCCTCCGCGCGCGTGCGCAGCTCGTGGGGGGTCTGGCGCGCGGACCGGCAGATGAGCACCGCGTACCGGTGCGCGCCGTCCGGGTCCTCGACGGCGAACTCGACGTAGTTGTCCGCCTCGGGGTGCTCGTCGAGCAGCGCGCGCACGGGCTCGGTGAGCATGTGGAGCGCGAGCTCGGGGAAGCCGACCGTGATCCCGCCCTCGTCGAGCGCGAGCAGGCTGAACGGGGACGCCGGCTCGGCGTCGGCGTCGGTCACGGGCTGAGGGCGCGCGTCGTCGGGGATCACGATGACGCCCGTCCCGTAGCGCGACGTGACGACGGACTCGGGGTAGGTCTCCCCGATCACGCGCAGCACGGTGCCGTAGACGTCGAGCGGGCACGGCGTGTGGATCGTGACGCGTGTGCCCTGCGTCGGAGCGGGGCCGTCGCTCACTGCGCGCCCGCCGCGGCGAGCCGACGCGCGCGCGACACGGCGATCGCCTCCTGCTCGTCGAGGTGCGCCTCGTACTCCTCGCGCGTGAGGTAGGTCGTCTGCTCGCCCGTGCCGCCGCAGTGACGGCACTCGACGGTGCGCGCGAGGTTGGCGTGGGCCGTGCCGCCGCACTCGATGCAGTCGGTCTGGACCTCGTACTCCTCGGGCAGCTTCGGCGCGGCCGGCGGGAGCGGGGTCAGGGGTCCGAGGGTGCTCATGGGGTGTCCTGTTCTTCGGGCCGGGGTCGCTTCCCGGCGGGGGTGGTGAGGTGGTGCTACCCCGCTACTTTGGCGGGATTCTGCGGCTACTGGCCTGCTACCTCGGGTAGCGGGTAGCGGGCCCGCTACCCGAGGTAGCGCGTGAGGTAGCGGGAGTCAGGATCCCGCGGAGTCGCCGCGGATCACACGGAGCGCTCCCTCCGCGGCGGCGAAGTCGTCGAGGCGACGGCCGTACGCGGCGCGGGCCGAGGCCGCGGACTCGGCCAGGCGGCGGAGGGCTTCCGGTGCGGTCTGGAGGTCGTAGGTCGTGCGACCCGAGAGGTCGAGCGGGCGGCTCGCGGACCCCCACTCGTAGTCGCAGGCGTTGATCGCGGGGCCGTCACCGCTCACGCGGGGCAGGCGGCGAGCCGCGTCGGCGGCCTTCTCGAGCAGGGTCACGAACTCGTCGAGCTTGCCGTAGACGCCCTGGAGGCTGGCCGTCGCGACGGCGACCTCGGAGACGACGGTGTCGAGGTACTCCGGGTCGGTGTTGTCGTCAAGGGCCTCGCGGAACTCCGCGACGAGCTCGTCGGTGGTGCTGGTGGTCATGGTTCCTCCGTGGAGGTCGGGCCCGGGTCGCTTCCGGGCGTGAGGGGCGCGAGGCCCGCGGGGCGAGCGTGGTGCTCGCCCCGCGGCGGGCGCGTCAGGGGGTGGGGTCGATCGGCTTGGAGTGCTGCTCGAGGAAGGCGGCGACCTTCGCGATGTCGTCGAGGTCGCCGCGGCTGATGCTCTTGACGAGCTCGACGCCCTCGTCGGGCCCGATGGTCAGGGTGCGGTCGTTGAGGTGGTGGAAGTACACGCACGCGACGATCGCGAGGCGCTCGTTCCCCGCGACGAGCGCGTTGCTCTCCGCGAGGGAGATGAGCAGCGCGGCCGCCTTCTCGGGGAAGGTGGGGTAGGTCTCGGCGCCGTACACGACCGATTGCGGGCGTGCGACGGCTGCGGCCAGGAGGCCGGCGTCGCGGACCTCGGGCTCACGTCCGAGGAAGGACCTCGCGGCGTCGATGAGGTCTGACATGTCGAGATAGGTGGTCACTGTGGCCTCCTGGGGTCGGTGCCTGGGTTCTCAGTCCAGGCGTGCGAGGAGGTCTGCGTTCTCGGTGACGATGCGGCGGAGCACGGTCTCGCGCGTCTCGCGACGGCGGGTGTCGTACTCGATGATGGCGCGCTCGATCACCGTGTTGGCCGGGAGGTTCTCGACCGACACGATGCGCGACAGCGCCGTGCTCGCCTCGTCACCGAGGCGCAGCGTCCTCGGGGTTCGGGTCTGCTGGTTGGACATGATCAATTTCCTCCCGTGAGGGGTCAGATGAGTGTGTTTCGGCAGGCGCTACATGCGCCCTCACCTCCTCCGCGATACCCGGTGTCTCTAGGTGACACCTCAAGGATACCACGTTGGTGTCTGCCTGGTGCGGACTAGGCGGCGCGGCTGGCCGGGTGCGTGCCGGCGAGGTAGTCGTGGACCCACGCGAGGCCGCTGTTGTCGAGCACGCCCTGAGCGCGCGTGACCGCGACGTAGGCGAGCATCCCCTCGTCCTTGCGGAACTTCGGCGCCCCGCCGTCGTCGTCCTTCTTCGGCTCGGGGAAGTCGTCCGCGATGAGGACCCGGCCCCACTCGCGCCCCTTCGCCTTGTGCGCCGTGGAGATCACGACCCGCGCGTCGCGCTCGTCGACCATGGCGTCCACGACGTCGATGATCTTGTCCGTCCCGTGCTCGTCGATGAGCTTCACCGCGACCGCGAGGTCCGACCCGTCGCCGTCGTGCTCGACGTAGTCCTGGACCTGGGCCCAGGTGACGAACGCGCAGAGCTCGGGGTGCGACGTCGAGCCGCGCTCGCGCAGTTCGTTCGCCGCGACGGCGAGGCGGCGGATCTGGTCGCCGCCGCCGACGATGTGCGCGGGCACGCCCTGGTCGATCATCGTCATGAGCGTGGACACCGCGGTCGCGTTCGTGCGGCACAGCACGGCGTCCGCGGTGGTGGGGGTGAGGTCCCCGATGCGGGTGTCGAGGTTCGGCGCGCCGCGCAGACGCAGCCGGGACTCGAGCGCGGTGAGCCACGCGTTCGCCTCCTCGGCCACCGCGGGCCCGAACCGCCACGACTGCGACAGGGGCAGGCGCGCGCCCTCGAACATCGCCATGGCGGACGTCGCGCCGCGCCACCCGTAGATCGCCTGGTTCGAGTCGCCGACGACGATGATCTGCGCGCCGTACTCGGCCTGCTGGCGCACGAGCTCCATCGTGAGGCCGTCGGAGTCCTGGGCCTCGTCGACGAAGAGGTAGTCCGCGCCGATGCGGGGCCGGGCGAGGGCCCAGACCTTGCGGTAGTGGTCGTGGGTCGTGCGCAGCTTGCCGTTCGGGGAGTTGATGTCCTCCCACGCCTTGCGCGCGGCCGGGCCGACGACCTCCGCGAGCGTGGCCTTCGCCTCGGGGGAGTCGAGCCCGGCGCGGGAGGGCATGTGGCGGCGGGTGACGTGGTCCTCGCCGCTCATGCAGTAGTTCCGGATCGTCTCCATGGCGATGGACGCGACCTGCTGCGGGGCGAGCACGACGTCGTCGGTGATGCGCTGCGGGCCGGTGATGCCGAGCAGGCGCGCGATGGTGTACGAGTTCTGGCGCGGGAGCTTCATCCGGTCGAGCAGGTGCCCGCGGCTGCGGCGGACGGCGGCGAGCGCGAACGCGTGCAGGGTGCGGCACTCGACGTGCCGGGGGAACGTCGCCCGGGCGTCGTCGGCGATCGCGCGGTTGTAGGCGAAGTAGGCGCCGCGGCGCTCCGTCGTCTCCGCGAGCATGCGCAGGGTGGTGGTCTTGCCGGTTCCGGCGCCGGCCTCGACGGTGAGGTGCTTGCCGGTGGTGAAGCCGTCGATGATCGCCTGCTGCTCAGGCGTGGGTGGGTAGTTCCCCATGGGGTGACCTCGTTGGTGTCGGGTCCCGGTCGCTATCGGGACGTGGCAACGGCAGCCTGCCAGATGCAGGCTGCCGTTGCAACCACCGTGGTGTCAGGTGTCAGCCGACGACGCGCAGCCCCTCCGACCGCTGCGCGGCCTCGGCGGCGAGCTGGGCGTCGTCGCGCTCCGCGGACGGGTCGCCGAGCGCGGCGCGCTCCGCGGCCCACTGGTCCCACGCCTTCTGGACCCAGCGGCGCGACGTCGACGGCGTCGCGTCGACGACCCCGGCCTCGCGGTGGAGGCGGGCCGCGTCGGGCTTCACGTCCGGGTTGGCCTCTACCTCGGCCGCGAACAGGGCCAGCACGCGCCCCTTCTCCGAGTCGTCCTGGGCGGCGCCGTTCATCGCGTCGGACTCGACCGTGCGGGCGCGGGCCTGCTCGACGTCGGCGGGCGCCGGGGACGGCTTCCTGGGCGCCGGCGCCGCGGCCTCGGGCGCCGTCGCGGCCGCGGGAGCGGGGGTTGCCGGGGACGGCTTCCTGGGCGCCGGTGCGGTGGCCGTGCGGCGGCGCTGCGGGCGGGGCGGGGTGGGGACCTGCATCACCGCGGCCGCCGTCGTGGTCGTCTCCTCGGGCTTCACGTCCGTGAGGGACGAGAGCGTGTCCCCGACGGCGAGGGCGCGCGTCCACGCGTCGAGCTCGGGCCCGAGGCGGGGGTCCGTCGCGGAGATCACCTTGAGCAGCCGGTCGTACGCGCGGTCCTGGCGCTTCTTCGTCCGCGCGAGGCGGAGCTCGAGGAACAGGTTCCCGTTCTTCGAGTCCGCGAGGCGCTTCTCGATGCGGCGGGCGTCGTGCGCGCGGCGGGCGACGCGGTGCATGCGCTTCGCGCGGCGCACCTCGCTCATGGTGCGGCCCTCGGCCTCGTGCCCGGCCTCGACGAGGAGCTTGTGCCAGAGCCAGGCGGCGAGCAGCGGCGGGACGACGCGGGCGACGGCGGCGAGGATCGTGAACGGCTCGAACGTCCACTCGGACCCGCCGCCGGGCATCGGCTGGGCGACCTCGTGCACGCCGGCGAGGATGCCGGACGCGGCGGCGACGATCCACGTGGCGGTCGCGCGGGTCGAGCGGCCGCGCATCGCGGCGACGCGGTCCCACAGGGCGGAGGCGACGAGCGTGAACTCGAGGACGCCGGCCAGGATCACCGCGGCCCAGAGCACGAGGCCGATCACCTCGTGCCAGAACAGGATCATGCCCTGCACGGCGAGGACGGTCGCGAGGACGGCCGCGAAGTAGGTGAACCGCGTGGCGACCTCGCGAGCCTTGACGTCGGCGGCCCGGTCGCGCCGGTTCGCGGCGTCGATCGCCTTGCGCTCAGCCTTCGTGAGCACGCGGACCGCGGGCGCCTCGGGGGCGGCGGTCTCGTCCATGGTGGGGTCCTCCTGGTCCTGGTCGTCCTCGCCGTCGAGCGTAGGCGGGGCGAGGGGCAGAGTGTGGGACATCGGGCTCACCCCTCGAGGAACGGGTTGGGGATGGTGGCCCGGGTGCGGCGGTCGACGCCGTCGAGCCAGACCCACACGGCCTGGTCTTTGAGGCGGGACACGATCGGGGCGCCGAGCGTCGTGACGAGGTGGTCGACGACCTGCTGGCTGTGCTCGCGCGTCTTGGACTTGCCGGGGGCGGCCGCGGGGGCGTTGAGCGTGACGATCGTGCGGCGCTCGTTCGCGATGCGCTGGTCGATGATCTTGTGCATGGCCTCGCGGAACCAGTCGGAGACCTTCGCCGCGGTGAGGTCGTCGATGAGGAGCAGGTCGACCTCGTAGAGCGCGCGCTCGGCGGCCGCGCGGTCCCGGGAGAGGACGTCGTCGCGGGCCTCGTGCGGCTTGAGCGGGATGAGCATGTCGCGGACCTCCGTCGCGGAGTACGCGCGGACGGACTGCCCGAGGCCGAGCCCGTCGCGGTCGGCCGAGGCGACCTCGTTGCAGATCGCGTACGCGCCGTGCGTCTTCCCGCGGCCGGGCTCCCCGGCGATCATGAGCGTCTTGGCGCCGGACTTCCACCACGCCCGGATCTTCGCCTCGTCGGGGTTGCGCGGGTCGAGGTCGTCGTACATCGCGGTCGAGTAGATCGCCGGACGGTTCGACGCGTAGGCGTTGAAGCGGTTCCGGCGACGGAGGCGCTGGACCTCCTCGCGGTCGGACTCCTCGGCGGCGGCCCGCAGCGCGGCGGCCTGCGCGGCGTACTCCGGGTCCTCGTTGATCCGGGCGAGCTCGCGCGCCAGGCGCGAGTCCTTCGCGAGCGAGCCGAGGCTGACGCGCGGCACGTCGAGCGCGGCGTCGGCGGCCGCGTCGCGCTGCGCCTGCTCGGCGCGACGGCGCGCGACGTACGCGGCGGTCTCCAGCTCCTCCTTCGTCAGAGGGCGGTTCGTCGGGTCCAGAGGTCCCATGGTGGTCTCCTTCGTGGGTGTCGTGTCGGTCGGGGCCGGTCGCTTCGGCCTAGAACGCGTAGGGGTCGGGGGCGGAGGCCATGGTCTGCGGGGCCTCCATCCAGGGGTCGGGGTCGTCGAACATGGAAGCGGTGTCGGCGATGTCGGCCGCGGACGAGGCGAAGAACCCGCCGTTGGCCGGGGCGCCGACCCGGGCCTGCGTCTCCTCGTCCGCCTCGTCGGCCCACCGCTCGGCGTTGAGCCAGGTCGCCGGGTGAGCGATGAAGCGGGCCTCGGAGCCGCGGACGCGGTTCTGGAAGCCAGCGACACCGTTCATGAGGACCTCGAACGAGACCTTCTTGCGCGCGGCCTTGAACGCCTTGAGGGCGCTGCCGCGCGCGACCTTGCGGGGGTACTCGGCGTACCACTGCTCGAACTCGTCCTCGACGCTCAGCTTCGCCGTCGCGACGGTCCCGGCAGGGACGTCGAGCAGGGCGTCGACCTGCCCGTCGCGCGTGTCGGCGGCGGAGCCGTCGACGGTGTTCTTGTTCTTGGAAGGTTCTTCATCGTTCTTAGAAGAAGTGAGTGCCAACTTGGCACTCACTGTGGGTGCCAAAGTGGCACTCACCGTAGGTGCCAAAGTGGCACTCACGTGAGTCCCCTCCTGGACCCCCGTGTTTCCCGTAGGTGCCAAAGTGGCACTCACGGGGGACGAGTCCTCGATGTCGGACGGGATCTGGTCCATGTGGATGGTCCACACCGAGGTCGGGTCGAACGCTGAGGTGCGCGTCTTGGACACGATGCCGCGCTCCTCGAGCTTCGCGAGACGACGCTTCGCGGTCCGCTCGTTCATGCCCACGGCGTCGGCCACGGTGGCGATCGTCGCCTGCGTGCAGTTCTGCACACGGTCGCGCCGGAACCAGAGCCACTGGACGAGCACGGCGTCCTCGATGGACCCCAGGGCCTTGCCCAGGGACGGGAAGTACGCGATGAACTCCTCGCGGATCAGGAAGGGGTGCTCGTTGGGCCGGGACGGGAGGGTGTTCACTGGTCGCCCGCCTTCGCCTGGTCGAGCGCCTTGGTCACGGTCAGGACGTCGTCAAGGGGGACGCTGTACGTGCCCGAGTCGGTCGTGACGGTGAGCATGATCTGCTCGATGGTGCCCGCGTCGCGGCCGTCGGGGAGCGTGAGCCTCATGCCGACGTGGTGCGCCTGCATCGAGCGGCCCTTGACGGTGCGGGTCTCCTCGCTTCCGAACCTGCCGCGCCTGCGGCGCTCCGGGACGTCGGGGGCGCACACCTTGCAGCGGCGGAGGGAGCGTCCCGACGACTCCAGTTCGGCGCGGTCGAGCACGAGGGGCGTGGGCGGCAGGGGGACGGCGTAGCCCCAACTCTCGAGCTGGGCGCGGTACTGGTCCCAGACGGCGCCGCGGTCGAGCTGCGGGCGGGCGTGGTGGCACTTCGTCGTGTGCACGACCGGGACCTTGCCGCCGTCCCGGTCCATCAGGACGAGCGTCTTGCCCTGGGCCAGCGCGGCGTCGATGGCGGCCTGGGGGTCGAGGACGGCCGCGCGCATGCGGGCGAGCTCCCGCTCCTCTGCGTCGGCGAGGGCCTGCTCGACCGCCTCGGGCGTCGGCCCGTAGACGTTGCCGGCGAGGGGGCTGTGGGCGCCGTAGCCCATGGACGTCTCGTAGATCCGAGACTGCGACACGTCGGGCGTGTCGCTTGCGGGCGTGAGCCCACTGGTGGGTACCATGAGGACTGTCTCCAACGTGGTTTCGAAGGCGATGTTGGGGATTGACGGCGGCGGATCGTCCAGGTGACCAGGTGCCAACTGGTCGGGCGAACTAGCCGCCGTCGTCTTGTCTGTGCTGTTGTCGTCCCCGGCCGGAGCCGAGTCCTGGGGCTGAACATAGGCCCTCGCACCGGGGTGACCGGTGGAGGCGCGCCGTGCGAATGACACTTCTGTAACTCCAAGGTCTGCCCACGGGCGCCCCAGCAGGGCGCCCGTGGGCGTCTGCGGGGGTGCTAGGAGGTCGCGGGGACCTGGGCCGGCGTGGCCTCGATGAGCCGCGCCTCGCCGAGCAGCGACTCGATGCCGCCGTGCTGGTCGAGGAACTCGAGGACGCGGGCGCGGCCGTCGAGCTGGTTCGCCTCGGTCTTGACCTTGCCCTTCGCCGTCGTCGGCTTCTCGAACGTGGTCGCGACGGAGCTCGGGCGCTTCGGGGCGCGGCGGACCGCGAGGCCGGGGACGATCTCGTCCTTGTAGACCGCGACGAGCGGGGCGCGCTGGTCCTCGGGCCCGTCGGGGTCGGCCTCCCACGTCGGGTCGTCGACCCACGTGACGAGCTCGGTGAGCATGTGCTTCGTGAAGTCGGGGCGCACGCGCTCGACGGTCTCGATGTTGGCCTGGAGCGCGGGCTGCTCGTCGACCCACGCGAGGAACGCGGCGTCGTCGGCGACGTAGGGCTCGTCGGAGGGCTCGCGCACGGTCATGGCGCCGAACTTCGTGCCGTCGGGGAGGCGGAGGACCGTGGTCTTGGAGCCGGTGGCGAGGAAGTGCTCGATCTGCTCCTCGTCGACGGCGGCCTTCGCCTGCTTGAGCAGGCCGCCGAGGTGGTCGTGGAGCGCCTTGAGCGCGCCGTACGCGAGGGCGCGGGTGCCGAGGTCGACGGTCTCGTCGTCGTTCTGCGGGGTGGTGGGCTGGTCGGACACGAGGTGTCTCCGTTCTTCGGTGCCGGGTCGCTTCCGGCGGTGTGGGTGGGCCCGTGTAAGGGGTCCACGTTGGGAAGGGTACTCCAACGCTCTGCGGTGCAGCGTCGGACACTAGAAAAGCACACCCTGTCAACATCACGCAAGCGCGGCACCCCGACCGGCCCAGAGCGAATCTCCCGCCACGGCGTGACACCTCGGCATATCATCAGCCGCATGAGCCTCGACGCGCGCACCCGCATCGCCACCGCCGTCGCCGCCCGAGAGGTCTCGGACCTCGCTCGCGACGTCGTCGTCGCCGCCGCCCAGGACTTCGCACCGGGCGAGCTCATCGCGCGCATGAACGCCACCCGCATCGCCCAGGTCGCCGCGCTCGACCGCGCCGTCCTCGCCGAGCGCGTGGCCGGCGCGTCGTGGGAGGTGATCGCCGACGCCCTCGGCATGCCCGTCGCGGCCGTCATCACCCGGTACGAGCCGATCGCGGAGGAGTGGGCCGAGCGCGGCGCCCGCGGCGAGGTGCAGCTCCCCGCCGAGCACCGCGGCGTGCGCGTCGGCATCCTCAACGACACCGACCTCGAAGGCACCGCCGGCACGATCGAGGCGTGGCTCGAGCGGCACACCGACCCGTGGACGCTCCCGAGCGGCGCGTCGCTGAGCGCGCGCATCTGACACTGCGCGCGCACGACGAAGGGGCGGTCACCCGTGATGGGTGACCGCCCCTTGCGCGTGCGCGCGACCTAGAACCGCGGCTTCGCGGACACCGGCTCCTGCGCGCCGTCCTGCGCGCGCACGTCCTCCGACTCCTGCGCGCGCGCACCGTCGTCCTGCGCGCTCGGCGCGACGGGCTCCGTGCGCAGCGGCTCGTCCGGCATCGGCGCGCGCGCACCGATCAGGTCGACCCACATGCCGATCTTGTTCTCCTTGTGCGCGGCGTCGAGGTGCTCGGCGGCCGTGGCGTTGCCCGCCTCGACGAGCGCGCGCACGACGGCCGGACGCTGCTCGAACACCCACTTGCGCGCGGCCGCGTACGGCACGTCCCGGAGGAACTGCGCCTCGTGCTTGGCGAGGAGGTCCGCGATGTAGTCGCGCGGGTCGTACCCGAACAGCTCGGCGTGGCCCTTGACCTCATCCATGAGCCGGTCGAGCGAGCGGTTCGTGGTCGGCGACTGCGCGCGCGCGTTCGCCTCGGCCTGCTCGAGCTGCGCGCGCGCGTCCGCGACGCGCTCCTCGCGGGTGCGCGCGGGCTGCTGCGCGCGCGTGGGCTCCTGCGCGTGCGCGCTGTCCTGCGCGAAGTCGCTGGCCGGGACATCGGGCGCCTGCGCGGGGGTGATCCCCTGCGCGCGCCCGCTCGGCGACGACGCCGCGCTGTTCATGACCCCGACGGCGTTCGCGTGCGCGCGCGCGTCCTGCTCGGCCCGCGCGATGAGCGCGCGCAGCGCGGCAGCGGCGTCGACCGTGCCCGTCCCGCCGGGAGCGGGGACCTGCACCTGCGCGAGCACGGGAGCGGTGTACCGGTTGCCGAGCGCCGTCAGCGCCTTCACCTTCGCGGCGGAGTCCGTGGCGAACTGCTGCCAGAGCGCCGCCGTCTCCTGCTGGAACTGCTCCGGCGTCGGCGGCTGCGGGGCGGCCTGCCTGCCCGCCTGGTTGCCGTACCGGGCCGGGTCGTCGGGGGAGAGGTTCGCCTCGGACTCGAGCTGGTCGGCGCCCGCGGTCGCGTTCGTGACGTTCACGCGCCGCGCCTCGATGTTGGCCGTGTTCTCGAGGCCCATCGCGCGCCACAGGCCGTCGAACGTGAAGTTCGGCAGGCGGCGGATCTCGTCGGGCTCGGTCTGGAGCACGACGGACCGCATGCCGACGAGCACGGCCTTGCGGTAGTCGCGGAGCTGCACGGTGCCGGTGACGGCGAACCCGAGGTTCTTCTCGGCCAGGACCTTCCAGTCCTTGTCGCGGGTCGGCTGGCCGGACGCGTCGAACAGGGTGACGTACTCCAGGCGGGTCGTCATGATCGCCGGGCCCTGGTGGTTGCGCAGCGCGACGATCACGCGCATCCACCGCTCCTTGGCGGTGTTCCACTGGTCGCTCGTGATCGTCACCTCCTCGTCGGGGCGCGGGGCGGCGCGGCGCGCCTTGGCGGCCTTCTGCTCGGCGCGACGGCGGGCGATGATGCCCTGCTCGTCCTTGAGGAGGTCCCAGAGCTCGGTGCCCGAGTCCACGATGATGAGGTTCGGGCGGCCCTGCTCGTCGCGGGGCTGCTCGGTCGCCCACCGGAGGGCGGCGTAGATGTCCGCGTACGTGCCGTCGTTCTCGACGATCTCGAAGTCGGCGCCGGGGATCGCCCCGTACTCGTCGAAGTCGTCCTCCCCGATGGGGATGACGTACGTCTTGCCGACGAGGTCGGAGGAGGACGCCTGGAGGGCGGACCAGGTCTTGCCGGCCTTGTCCTTGCCGGCGATGTTGATGAAGGGCCACGAGACGCGGCCGGTGGGGCGGCGCGTGGTGCGCTGGGGAGTGGCGTCGGTCATGACGGGCTCCGTCCGTTGTTCGGGCCGGGGTCGCTATCCCGGCGTGTTGACACCCTGAAATGTACGCCCCGAGGGAGGGGCGCGCAAGCGTTAGTGTCAGACGGTACCCGGAGCCTGTGTCAGCGGCCGCGCGCGCGACGCTGCTCGGCACGGAGGCGCTTCTGCTCCTCCTTCTTGCGCCGGTTCTCCTCCTTGATCTCCTCCCGCGCCTCCCGCACGTACTGGAGGAACTCCTGCGGGTGCGCACGCTGGAGTCGGCGCGCCGCGCGAGCGCGCGGGCTGGGGGAGTTGGGCAGGATGCCGCGCTGCGCGCGCATGCCGTCGATGATCACGGTGCACACGTGACGCTCGCGCTCGGCGAGGGTGCGGAAGCGGGTCGCGCGGTGCTTCCACTGGCCCGTCGACTCGCCCTCGCGGCGCTTGATCGTCGTGGACGTCTGCTCGATGAGCAGGCGCGCGGCGATCGCGGTGCGCTGCACGAGCTCGGGGGAGCGGAACGCCGCCGTCTCGACCGGGTCCTCGTCGGTGAGGTTCCGGCCGAGCGCGCGCGTGTAGTCGCTGTCGGGGAGAGCGGAGAGCTCGGCGATCATCTCGCGCAGGTCGTCCGGGTCCACCGTCGGTGCGGTGCGGGGTGCGCGTGCAGGCGGCTTGTCGGTCATGTGCTTCTCTCTCCGGGAGACCCGTCGCTTGGGCGGTCTGCTCGGAGTTGTGGTCACGGCCCCGGCGGGAACCCGCGTGACGGATCATCGGCGTAGCGAGCGCCTACCCGCCCCCAAGGCCCCAACAGACCCAGGTGACTCGCGCACGCACGTCCCCTTCCGAAAGGGTGGCCCGTGGGCCGCGACGTACGCACCTATGACGGTTCCCCGCCGAGGGCGTGACCACAACTCCGTGCATATGCATGCTCACTGTAGCGGCCCACACTGTGGAGCGAACCGCACGAGAGCGTACGTTTTGGTGCGCGTCGCCTCTGGTTTTCACCCTCGCGACGGCGGTTGTACCCGGACAACACGGACGGGGCGGCCGGTTGTTCCCCGGCCGCCCCGTCGCTTCGTAGGCAGATCAGTGCGGGTCGTCGACCAGGACAGGGTCCGGACCTGCGTTGCGCGACGTCTTCTGCTCCAGCCAGAGCGTTGCGCCGGTGTGCTTCCAGAGGGTCGTGTAGGAGACCTGGGCGAGCGCGACGACCGCACCGACCGTGGTGGCGAAGTCGGCGCCCGACTCGATCGCACCGGTGGCGATCGCCGTGAGGAAGCCGAGGACGCCCGAGACGCCGTACGAGACGAGCATGCGCGTGCGCTTGGTCCACTTCGCCTGCGTGACGAACGAGGTGAGCGGGGGAGTGATGAGACCGACGATCACACCGACGAACGTCGGGTTCTCGAGGAGGAACGCGTAGACCGCGGCGAGCGCGCTCATGGGCGGCACCTTCCGGTTGGGGACTTGGACCCGCGGAAGGTGCCACCCGGGGGAGGCTAGTGTCGCGTCGTCGCGCTGGCCGGCGGCCGCGGGGGGATGAGGGGCGGCCGCGCGGGGAGCGCGAGCCCGTGTCGCTCCGCCTCGAGCTCGACGAACTTGTCCCACCCGGCGTGCTCGGCGGCGAGCTGGTCGCGCTCGATCTGGCCCTGGCGCAGCTCGTCGATCTCGCCGCGCATCTTGGAGACCTGGTCCTGGAGCGGGGCGACGAGGCCGGTGGCGGCGGACGTGAGGACCTGTGCGGCCTCGGCCGCGGCGACGGCGATCACCTGGGAGGCGTCGGCGGAGACCTTGTCGGACTCGCGCTCGATCTTCTCGGTCTCGGCGTCCTTGCGCTTCGCGTCGCGGCGGCGGTGGATCAGCACCCCGACCCCGGCGGCGCCGCCCAGCGCGGTGATGATGAGCGCGACCGCGCTGAGAACGTCCAGAAACGTGCTCACGAGTACCACCCCTGCGTCCGCATCTTCCCTGCTCTCCTTCCGGCCCGTTGGTCGCGGAGAGAGGTGCGGCCCGCGAACCCCCCGACCAAGGGCTCGCGGGCCGCCGTGCGACCCCACCGCGCGGCGAACACTGCCGCACCGGGGGCCCTTGTGTCGCGGCCTCCTACGTCATCTGCCAGTCGATGCCCGACAGGGACAGGAACGCGTTCCCGTTCGACATGAAGGTCAGGCCCTTGCGGTGCACGAGGCAGTTCCGGTAGGAGCTGTTCGTGTACGTGCTGCCGCTGATCTGGACCTCGGCGTAGCCCTGCTGGCCCGCGACGGAGAACACCTCCATGCCTCCGGGCGGACCGGGCAGGCCGCGCGCGATCACCTGCCCCTCGGTCCCGACGGCGGGGTTCGCGCTGGTCGAGGTCCACTTGATGAAGCCGCGCAGGAACACCCGGGTCCCGACGATCTTGTACGCCGGCGCCGCCCAGCCCGCGAGCGGGTTCGCGCTGTAGGGGGCCCACCCCGCTTCGAGGCTGAGCGGAATCCAGTCGTCGCCCCGGAACAGGCTGCGGTACACGATGCCGGTGGCGCCCGCCCGCTGCGAGTAGTCGGTCGCGACGACGTCCCAGGCGTCGAGCACGACGAGGCCCTTCGCGCCGCTCCCGCCGTTGAGACGCGGGGCTCCGAGCTGGATCGCGGGGCCAAGGTCGGTCGTCGTCGCGTTGGAGCCCTTCACCTCGATCGCGCCGACCGTCTCCGCGGCAACCGTCGAGCCCTGCGTGAAGAGGTACAGGGACGACCTCGGGGCGTTCGAGGCCGGGTCCGGGGTCGCGTACGTCTCGAACCGGAAGCCGGGCCGCGCCGTCCCGGTGTACGACCGGTACGACCGGTGCTCCAGCCCGTAGGAGTAGTACGACTCGGGCGCCGTGCCGTACTGCGCGAGGTCGACCGTCTCCTTCCCGCCCGTCCCGGTCTCGAGCGTGCGCGCGTACAGCGTGTCGAAGTCGCCGAGGGCGGCGTCGATGCCGAACCGTGACAGGTTCATCTGCCCGATGCCGGTGGGGGAGTTGTCCGTGGCGCGCAGACCGGCGTCGTCGAGCTGCATGCGCCAGTCGCCGTCGTTCGTGCGGAACACGGCGCCGGTGATGATCTGGCCGTCGATCGCGCCGGCGTCGATGTGGTCCGCCGTGATGCTGTTCGCGTCGATGTGGTCGGACCGGATCGTCCCGGCCTGGATGAGCTCGCCGGTGATCGTGCCACCGATGATGACCTCGGCTGCGTTGATCGACCCGGGCTCGATGTTCGCGCCCGCGATGATGCGCCCGACGAGGTCCTGCTGCACGAGCGGCTGGCTGACGAAGGCCGTGACCTCGCTGTTCTCGGACCGGTTGCCCGACTTGTCGACGGCCACGAGCCACACGTTGTACGCCCGGTTGTAGACCTGGTCGTTGAACGCGACGCTCTGCGGCCCGTGGCTCAGGCCGAGCGTCCCGAGCCATGCGGGCGAGCCAGCCGGGTAGTGCGTGAAGTTCGAGACCCACAGGTCGCTCTGCAACGTGAGGCCGTCGGCCGCCTCCGGGTCGGTCGCGAAGAACGTCACGTCCGCGGGCAGCGCCGTGACGACCAGGTCCTCGCCGTTGACGCGCAGGGTCACCTGACCGGCGAGCACGGTGACGGCGACGTTCACGGGCGTGCCGATGGGCACGATCGTCGTCAGGTCGACCGTCTCGACCGTCTCCCCAGACGTGAGGACGACCTCGTACGTCTCCGCGTCGGGGTAGCGGACGGTCACGGAGAGTGCGCCCTCGTGGAACGGTGAGCCGAGCAGCGGCGCGTCCGCCGTGCCGAGCTCCGCGGTCACGCCGGCGAACTGGAACACGACGCCGTTGTTCCCGCCGAACGGCCACGCCGAACCGCCGATCGCGGCCCACGGCCCGCTGTAGAGCGGGTCGTCGTAGATCGTCTGCTCGGCGCCCTCGGTCATGACCTCGACCCGGTCGAGGTCGTCGGGCATCTGCGCGCCGTCGTGCGCGAGCCCGTCCCACGAGATCAGGGTCGTGCCGAGGCGCGACGTCGCGATCGGTGCCGACGGCGCCGGCGGGGGCGTCTCGTCGACGGGCAGCACAGGCACCGTGTACTCGGTGAGGTCCGAGACGTTCCCGGAGCGGTCCTTCGTGCGGACCCGGACCTTGAGCGTCGACCCGGGCTCGAGGTCGGACACCCACGTGTACGTCTCGATCACGGGGGACTCCGGGGACCACGTCGAGCCGTTGTCGCGCGACGACGACACGAGGTAGTGCTCGTGGTCGGTGTACGGGGAGCCGTCCTGGTTCTCGGTCACCGGGTCCCACGACACCGCGGCCGAGACCTTGTGCGAGCCCGGCACCTTGTACACGGTGGCGGACACGTTGATGCTCGCCGGCGGGGTGGGCACGGTGACGTCGGGGCCCGGGTCGGTCGTCGGCGGCGGAGCGTTCGTCACGCTGCCCTGCACGATGCCCTGCACCTGGCGCTCCAGCTTGAGCGTGCGCTCGACGAACAGGTCGTTGAGCTCGATCTCGCACGTGCGCACGGCGTCGGCGCTGCCGTACCCGTACGAGATGGACCGCACGCGCAGCGGCTCGAGCTCCGTCGACGACTTCCGGATCTGGTCCCACGTGATCCAGTCGCCCTCGCGGAAGTCGACGCCCGGGATCCACCACTTCTCGGCCGAGCCGGGCGGCGGCGTCGTCGCGACGGACAGCGTGAACCCCTCCTGCGCCGTCTTGTACCGCTCGAGCTCGTTCTGCGTCATGGCGAGCAGCGACCCGCCCTCGGTCATGCGCCCGTCGGACGCCTGGCCCTCGCGGCGCCCGTACCGTGCTGCCTGCGACGTGTCCGCGGCCTCGACCATGTTCTTCTCGGCGCCGATGCCGAGCATGTTCGTCACGATGCCGCGGCGGGACCGCTTGCGCGGGCCGGACATCACCTGCTGGCCGTTGCGGAACAGGGCGCTCGTCGTGCGCGAGAGGTTCCCGTTGGGCACGGCGAGCTGCAACTCGAACCCGCTCATGCGCATGTCGAACCAGCCGTTGTCCGCGGCCGCGCGCAGGAGCTCGAGGTACTTCATGCCCGCGCTGTACGTCACGGTGTACTGCTTGGGCCACGGCTGCCCGAACGAGTCGTGCGTCGCGGTGAACCCGACCTCGAGCGTGCTGAGCGCGCCGCGGTTCTTCGCGAGCCGGATGAGCTCGACGAAGATCGCGCCGGGGGTCTGGTTCTTGAACTCGTGCTCGGGCTCGAGCCCGCTCACCGCCCCGCCGGGGACGTGCCCCTTGGGGTAGACGACCGCGGTGTCCGTGATCGCGAGCACGCCGCGCGCGGTGACCTTGATCATCTTCGCGCCCGCGCGGTCCGCGGCCGTGTTGTCGGAGTCGTCGTCGAGGATCCACCGCGTGTCGCCCTCGACACCGTCCTCGATGAGGGACAGGTACAGCACGTCCGCGTCGAGCAGGCCGACGTTGTGACCGTTCGGGGCGTACGAGAACGTGAGCACGCCGGTGTCGTTGAGCTGCGCCATCGTGGCGAGGTCCGTGAAGTCGGGCATGAGCCCGAGCGCCGTCTTCTGGTGGTCGTAGACCTTGATGTGCGTAGCCATGGTGGGCGCATCGTCGGCGCCCACCACGTCTTGTGTCGCGCCCTACGCGAGGAAGGAGCGCTTGCTGTCCACGAGGAGCCGTGTCGTCGCGCCGCCGCCGATCCCTGTCATGGTCAGCCCGGGCGTGTCCGACGGCTGGATCGAGAGCAGGCGGGCCCCGGTGGGGACCACGGCGGCCTTGTTCGGGGTGAACCCCGACCCCGCGATCTCCCACGTCCCGGAGTCGAGCGACAGCGTCCCCCCGGCCGGGACCGTGCCGTTGTACTTCACGTACGAGCTCACGCCGTGCGTGGGGTTCGTCCACCCGACCTGTGGGTTGGTGATCGGCCCGACGACGCGGATCAGCGCGTTCTCCATCGGCGCGGTCGACGGAGCCAGTTCGGGCAGTTCGAGACGCTGCGGCAGGGCGGACCCGGCGGTCGTCGCGAACGAGTACGACGTCGCGGACTCCCACATGCCCGACGGGATGGTGAACGTGAGCTGCGCGCGCATGGCCGACCGGCCGACCGGCACCGGCGCGACCCCGCCGCTCAGTTCGGCGCGGCACTGCCGCACCTCCCCGTCGGGGTACCGCTTCTGGAGCACGACCTGACGGATGAGGGGCGAGCAGATGCGCACCAAGTCGTCCCACGCCTTGAGGAGCTGCTGCTCGTTACCGTTCGCGAGCCACAGGCGCAGTGACGTCGTGCCCGGCGACGGGCGCTTGGGCGTGAAAATCTCACCGGACCGGTTCGGCACGGTCAGGTTCTCCCCGGACGGCCCGGTGAGCCGGTGCCACCCGGAACGGTCCTCGACGTCGCGCACCCGGCCGGAGCGCAGCGGGTAGCCGTCGACGAACCACTCGATCGACTTCATGGCCTCTTCCTCAGTCCTCGATGGTGCTGGTGAACGCCGACGCCTCGCGCAGCGTGTTCGACAGGGACGTGCTCGCGCGCTCGGGCACGGGGTTCGAGATCCGGATGGCTCCGTCCTCGAACACGTACGTCGGGGCGCCGCGGCCGCCGCCCGTCGCCCCGCGCAGGCCCGCGCGCGACGTGCTGAGCTCGGCCTGGTACGAGCCGGACCACGCCGCGCCCGTGCCGGCGAGGTCCCTCGTGAACCGCGCGAGCGACGACTGGATGCCGCCGTACTCGCCCTCGATCGCGCCGCGGAAGCCGCCCATGATGAGCCGGCCCGCGTTCTCGAGCAGGGTCGCGTCGCGCTCGGCCGGGCCCTTCCACGACGGGATCACGCTCGTCAGCCAGTTCAGGCTGGTCTTGATCGCGTTGTAGCCCGAGGTGATGCCGTTCTTGAGCGACGCGATGATCGACGCACCGATGCCGTACAGGGACAGGCCCGAGATCGTGCCCGGGGCGTCCGTGCGGAACTGGCGCAGCTTCCCGAGCGCGTCCCGCACCGGCCCGGGCAGGGCGTTGACGAGCGTGTTCCCCACCTTGCGGCCGGTGCCCGCGAGGTCGACGGACACGTTGCCGCTCGCGTCGCGCTTGAACACGTTCAGGTTCGACAGCGCGGTGCGCACGGGGGCGGGCAGCGCGGTGGCGAGCGAGTCGCCGACCCGGCGAGCGGTCCCAGCGAGGTCGACCGTCACGTTCCCGTTCGCGTCGCGCTTGAACACCGACAGGTTCGACAGCGCGGTGCGGACCGGGGTCGGAAGCGCGTTGGCGAGCGACGACGCGACCCGGGAGCCCGCGCCGGCGAGGTCGACGGACACCGACCCGTCGGCCTCCTTCTTGAACACGCCGAGGTTGGTGAGCGCGGTCTGCACCCCGGGGGGCAGACCGTTGGCGAGCGAGTCCGCGACGCGCTTCGCGGGCGCGCCGAGGTCCACCGACACCGACCCGTCCGCGTTCTTCTTGAACACCGACAGGTTGCTGAGGGCCGTCTTCACCGGCGTCGGGAGCGCGTTCGCAAGCGACTGGCCGACCTTCTTCGCGGGCCCCGCGAGGTCGACCGTCACCGTGCCGTCGGCGTTGTCCTTGAACACGCCGAGGTTGGTGAGGGCGTCACGCGCGCCGGTACCCATCCGGGCCGCGAAGTCGATCATGCCCGTGTCGGCCTTGGACTTGATCCGCTGGAACCCGCTGGCGACGTCGACGAGCGTCTGGTCCCACACTCTCTGCGGGATGAGGGACTGCGCGAACGACAGGCCGAGCCCGAGCGGTCCGCCACCACCGGCCAGGAGCGTGCCGAGCATGCGCTCGAGCGTCTTGATCTGCTCCTCGGACGTGCCGTTGCGGTCCTTCGCGTTCTGGACGCCCGCGTTCGCCGCGCCCGTCCCCCCGCCGATGATCGTGCCCGCGAGCATGCCCCACGG